ACTGGTCACAAGTACCAGGCAGAGATGATGTATGGCGTGAAGAAACCATTCGCAATACTTCAGAACGTCAGTTCCAACAAGAATTTGAAACAGAATTTTTAGGTTCTACAAACACACTCATTTCTGGCTCAAAACTACAGCAACTTGTGTATGTTGAACCTGTAGAAAGAAAACGAATAGCCAAAGAAGAAATTCTTGATATATACGAACATCCTATTGTAGGCGATGGTGAATTGACAAAAGATCATGTATATGCGATTACGGTAGATGTTGCAGAAGGTAAGAATATGGACTTGTCTGCACTATCAGTAATTGATATATCAGAAACACCATATCGACAGGTAGCTAAATATGCTAGTTCGTTCATTTCTCCTGTCTTATTTCCTACGATTATCTATAACGCTGCCAAATATTATAATAATGCGTATGTCTTGATAGAAATCAATAATACTCCGCAGATTGCTGAGATATTACATGGCGAAATGGAATATGAAAATGTGTTGAAAGTGCAGACTGGAAATAAAAAAGCACAGCAAATTTCAGCAGGATTTGGTAGAGGTGTTCAACTTGGGGTTAAGATGAGTACCCAAGTCAAACGAATTGGTTGTACAAACCTTAAAACACTCATCGAAACTGACAAACTTATAGTAAAAGATTTCGATACTATTTCAGAATTTACCTCATTTGTTTCTGATGGAATGACATGGAGAGCAGAAGAAGGTAAGACTGACGATATGGTCATGTCTCTGGTGATGTTTGCATGGATGACAACTCAGAAGTATTTTAAAGATGTTGTTAACCATGACTTGAGAAAACAACTTCAACTAGAAAAACTAAGTCAGATGGATGAAGAAACATCTCCCGCTGGCTTTGTTATGGATGATGGATTAGATGTTCCTTTCTTGGTAGAAGGAGGCGATGTGTGGGTTACAGGGAATCAAGGCGAAGTCTATGCAGAATATTTCAATCAAATTATGAGAAACTGATATATTCTAAATAAAGTATACAGATTTTTACACCTGCCAATTTATAATAAAATAAGGAGAAAAAAATGGCAATTCAGTTATCTCCAGGAGTAAACGTATCAGAGATCGATCAAACTACGGTCGTTCCTGCGGTTCTTACTACTGCTGGTGCATTTGTCGGTACCTTTGCATGGGGTCCGGTAGATACACCCGTTCTGATCAACAATGCTGTCACACTAAGAGAAACTTTCAGCACACCAGATTCCAACTCTGCGGTATCTTTCTTTACAGCATCAAACTTCCTATCATATGGAAACAATCTAAGCGTTGTTAGAGCAGTAGGTGCAAACGCTAGAAATGCTACAGCAAACTCAGTTGGATTATTAATCGAAAACGATGACGTATATTTGGCGTCATATTTAAATGTAGATTCCGGAAATGCATATGGAGCTTTTGCTGCAAGATGTGCTGGTACACTAGGAAACTCTTTAAAAGTTTCTGTGTGTGCAAATACCTCTCTGTTTAGCACTTGGGAATACAAAGGCCTTTTCCCAGCAGCACCAGGAACATCAGAATATGCAACAAGCAAAGGTGCAACAAATGATGAAATGCATATTGTTGTTGTAGATGCTGGTGGTAAGTTTGGATCAGCAAACACTGTACTAGAAACTTTTGGATTTGTTTCAAAAGCAAGAAATGCTATCAAAGCAAACGATGGATCACCAAACTTCTATAAACAAGTTCTGTTTGATAACTCATCATATGTGTATGCTATGGATCCACCAAGCTATGCAACAACAAATGCCACTTGGGGAACAAATGCTGCAAACAATGTAACATATGCATCATTAACTTCAAACTTTAGTTCTACTCTAAGTGCTGCTGTAGATGAAGTTCCTGCGGCCGGCGATTTAACAAATGGTTGGGATTTATTTGCAAATAAAGAACAAATTGATGTATCTCTATTGATTGCCGGTGACGCTGGTGGAGAAACATCCGCAGTTACAGTTCAGAACCATGTGATCAGTTTAGCCGAGTCTCGTCGTGATTGTGTTGCATTCGTTTCTCCGCTATACTCTGATGTTGTAAATCAAACTAGCGCAGCAACAACGACAACAAACGTAACCGGTTGGATTAATTCATTAGGAATCACTTCAAGTTACGCTGTTGCAGATTCTGGATGGAAATATCAATTAGATCCATACAACAATGTTTATCGTTGGATACCACTAAATGCAGACGTAGCTGGTACTTGTGCATTCACTGATGCTGTAAGAGATCCATGGTATTCACCAGCAGGATTTAATAGAGGAACTATTAGAAACTGTATCAAGTTGGCATGGAATCCTGCTCAAACATATAGAGATACTTTGTATTCCGCTGGTGTTAATCCTGTCATTTCTTTCCAAGGACAAGGAACAATACTATTTGGAGACAAAACACTACAGTCAAAACCTTCAGCATTTGATAGAATCAATGTTCGTAGACTGTTTATCGCATTAGAGAAATCAATTTCTCAAGCTGCAAGATTCTCTCTATTTGAATTGAATGATGAATTTACACGTGGACAATTTATCGCTCTTGTTGAGCCATTCCTAAGACAAGTTCAAGGTCGTGGTGGTATTACAGATTTCAGAGTAGTCTGTGATGCAACAAACAACACACCACAAGTAGTTGACACAAACAGATTTGTTGGTGATATATACATCAAGCCTGCACGTTCTATCAACTTCATTCAATTGAACTTTGTTGCAGTTGGTACAGGAACTGAATTTACAACAATTGTTGGTGCACAATAAATAACATAAACCAACAAATAAGGAGAATTTAAATGGCGTTTAACATTTCTTCATTCAGAAGTAATATGTTGGGTGATGGAGCCCGTGCTAACTTATTTGAAGTTACATTAAGACTTCCAAGAGCCCTCGAAACACTACCAGGAGTTCAATCCTTGGCAGGGCAAGGAATTGCAGAGACTTCAAGATTTTTAGTAAGAGCCGCTCAACTTCCAGGATCAACTATTGGTACAGTAAATGTTCCATACTTTGGTCGTGAGGTTAAATTTGCTGGCAACAGAACTTTTGCAGACTGGACAGTAACCGTAATTAATGATGAAGATTTTAAAATTAAAAATACATTTGAAAGATGGTTAGATTACGTTAACTCCCATGCTGGAAATAGAAGACAAAGTTCTGATCCTGCAAATAAACTAGATTATTTTGCTCAGTTGGGTGTCACTCAGTATTCAAAATCAGGTGGAGCTGGTATCAAAAAATATACATTTGTAGATGCTTTCCCAGTAGACGTTTCTCCTATCGATTTAAATTGGGGAGATAACGACTCTATCGAAGAATTTACAATAACATTTGCATATCAGTATTGGATCAGTGATACTACGGATCAGAAAAATCCTGGATAATTTTTCACAAAAAATTGAAATTAACAGTATTGTAATGTAAGGAGAAATATCTTGGCTTTAAATTTATTTGGCTTTACGATATCGAGGCAAAAGGCTGAAGAAGATTCGTTAGTGCAACAATCATTTGCTCCACCAAGCAGTGATGACGGCGCACTAACGATTACTTCTGCGGCCTATTATGGTACATATGTTGACCTTGATGGTACTGCAAAAAATGAAGTAGAACTAATCTCTCGATATAGAGAGATGGCTATGCAGCCGGAAATTGAATCTGCTATTGATGATATTATCAATGAAGCCATTGTACAAGATGACGATGGTAAAAACGTCAAATTGATTATGGATGACTTAAAGCAGCCAGACAAAATCAAAAAAGCAATTCAAGATGAATTCTCAACTGTCCTGAGACTGTTGAATTATAATAATATGGCTCAAGATATCTTTAGAAGATATTACATTGATGGTAGATTGTTCTATCATATTATTATTGATAGAGAAAATCCAATTGCGGGTATTAAAGAATTACGCTATGTTGATCCAAGAAAAATACGCAAAGTTCGTGAATTGAGAAAAAAGAAAGACGAAAGAACTGGCGTAGAAATAATGGCAACAATTAATGAGTATTACATTTATAATGACAAGGCAATTACTGGTACACAGTCAAGCTATGGACCAGTAGGCACAAGAATTACAAAAGACTCCATCATTAATATCAATTCTGGTCTGATGGATTCTCGTAGAGCAGTTGTTCTCTCATATTTACATAAAGCAATCAAGCCTCTTAATCAATTGCGTATGATTGAAGATGCAACTGTTATCTACCGTATTTCTAGAGCACCAGAGCGTAGAATCTTTTACATTGATGTAGGTAACTTACCAAAACTCAAAGCAGAACAATATCTGCGTGATATCATGATCAAGTACAAGAACAAACTTGTTTATGATGCAAACACAGGTGAAGTTCGTGATGATCGTAAGTTTCTATCAATGATGGAAGACTTTTGGTTACCACGTAGAGAAGGTGGAAAAGGAACAGAGATTACCACATTGCCTGGTGGTCAAAATTTAGGTGAATTAGAGGACGTAAAATATTTTGAGAAGAAACTATACAAATCACTAAGCGTACCTATCTCACGATTAGAATCATCTTCTGGTTTTACTATTGGTCGTTCATCTGAAATTACTAGAGATGAATTAAAATTTGCAAAATTTATTGACAGATTACGTAACAAGTTTTCCGAATTATTTGATCAAGCATTGAGAATTCAATGTGTACTAAAAGGCGTATGTACTGATGTGGAATTCACAGAATTCAAAGAACATATGTACTATGACTTTATTAAAGATAATAATTTCGCTGAACTAAAAGAAGCAGAACTAATGGCAAATAGATTAACTCTGTTGCAGCAAGTTGATCCATATACCGGAACATATTATTCGATGGGTTGGATACGTAGAAATGTTCTACGCATGGACGATGATGAAATCAAACTCATTGATAAAGAAATTGATGATGAAAAGAAAGCAGGATTTGAAGTGCCTACTGAAGTGCAAAATGCTGTTGCACAACAAAAAATGATGACTGATATCCAAATGGATGCACAGCAACAACAAATGCAACAGCAACAAGATACAATGTCGCAGCAAAATCTTTCACAGGCACCACAACAGAATTCTGCAATAGATACACAAAAGCCACAACAGAGAAAACCTAAAGCAGTTAATTCATCTGCCGATTTAAGTTTATCTGAAAATTCTATGGTAAGAAGATTGACAAGAATATTATAAATAAAATTTGTCGTATTTTTAAATAAAGGAAAATTATGAATACCAGAGCAATTATAGATTATGCAATTCAAGACGATGCAGTGGCAATGCGTGATGCTCTTTATGCTGACATTCAAGATAGAGTTCATTCACACATTGAAATGAAAAAACAAGAAATTGCACAAGGCTTAGTTACACAAGAGCAAGAATATGACAATTCAGAAGAACTGAATGATGAGCAAGAAGAAGGAATTGACGAAGAATGAAATCTCTAAAAGATTTTATTGCCGATCACAAGATAGATGAAGACATTGATGGTATGCCTGGCGTGTTTAGTTCTAAGCCGGCAGATCCTCCACCAACTCTTGTGATGCGTAGAAGATCGATTCGTGAATTTCCAAACGGGCAACGTGTTGCTCTTTATCAGATAGATAAATTAAATAAGTATATTACTATACCATATCAAGTAAAAAACTGGGCAAACGAAGAAGTAGAATTGCAATTAGAGCCATTAGAAGAAAATGTAATGCATCATTTGAAGAACATTGTAAATAATAGTCAGGCAAAGTCAGTCAAATTTAAAGACGGTTCTTCAATGAAAGTTGATGTACAAACAGCAAATGCTATTTTGAAAGTACATGGTGCGGTGAATGATGAGAACAAAGAAAAGATTTCTCAAATGGCTCATAAAAGTAAAAGTCACTTTAAAAAAGTAGCAGATTTTGCTTGGAAACATGTAACTTATAAAACTAAGGATTAAAGAATGGCTAACGCATTTTCATATCAAGTTCTAAAAGACGATACACAAATGGCGGTTATTAAATTAACTGGCCTTTTTGATGGTTCAGCACAAGAAGAAAATATTGCTAGAATTCAAGCAAACACATTATATGGTGCATTAGATGCTAATAATGTTCCTTTAAGAAGTGGTTTAAGCGTAAGTAACACAGCTAAACCATATTATGGGTTGACTGTTAATCGTTGCTGGTATGATACGGATACAGGATCAGGATCAGTAGAACTATATTGGAGAGCAAATAATCATGTGAATGCAGAGCCAGATTCTGGAATTCCAATTTTGTTCATGCAGGGTAATGGAGAATATGATGGTGCTGGAAATTGGATTACTATTAGAAATCCTAGTGTGAATGCCAATACAAACGGTGATATTAGTATTCACACCCGTGGACAAATTGCAAATGCAAGTTATACAATCATTCTAGAACTACGTAAAGATAATGCGTATTATCAACGTGGTCAGTTTAATGATCCTGCTGCATTTAACTATCCGCCATATAGCGTCACCCCATAAATGAAAGAGATTGTTAATCTAGTTCTTGAAGGTAAATTAATAGAAGCTAAAGAGAAGCTAGAACAATTCATTAACCAAAAAATTAAAGCAAAATTGTTTGAAAAAAAACTGAGTCTAGTTTATGAAATGTATGATGAACTAGATTGTGATTTAAGTATAGAAGAATTAAACGAGGCTAAAAATAGTCAAAAAGCAGGTAGAGTTAAAGTTGTACGTGTGCGTGTTCGTGGTGGAAAAATGCAGACAAGAAAGAAGTTTTCTGCCATAAAAGGGTACACAATACGTGGTGGAAAAATGGTTCGTATGTCATCACAGGAACAACAAAAAAGAAGATTAGGTGCCGTTAAATCTAGATACAAGCGTAGAGCAAAACTACAACAGGCACTAAGAAAAAGACAAAGATCCATAGGTAAAAGAAAGGCAATGGGAATATGAAACTAATTAAAGAAGTTTTTGAGACTGTTGAATATCTCACAGAAGATAAAGACGGCCAAAAACAATTATACATTCAAGGTCCGTTTCTTGTTGCCGAAAAGAAAAATAACAACGGCCGCCTGTACGAATACAATACGATGAAAAAAGAAGTTCATCGTTACACAGAAGAATACATTAACAAAAATCGTGCTTTTGGTGAATTAGGTCATCCTGATACACCTACAATCAATCTAGAACGTACAGCAATTCTTATATCATCTTTACATGAGGATGGTACTCAATGGATTGGTAAAGCAAAAATCTTAGACACCCCGATGGGAAACATTGCTAAGAAACTTATTGAAGGTGGAGCATGTTTAGGTGTTTCGTCTAGAGGTATGGGTTCTCTTAAAAATGTCAATGGAGTTAATGTAGTTCAACCAGATTTTTATCTTGCCACAGCGGCTGATATTGTAGCAGATCCTTCCGCACCCGGAGCTTTTGTTGAGGGTATTATGGAAGGCAAAGAATGGATGTTAGTAGATGGCGTTTGGACAGAAATGGATCAATCAAAAGCTATTCAGCAAATTAAAAAAGCGAGTAGAAAAGAGATTGAAGAAGTAAGTCTACGCATATTTGAAAACTTCATAAAAAAACTTTAATTATAAATATCCAATATAGAAAAACAAGGAGATTTCTAAAATGCCTAAATTTAATCTTTCTGAAGCCGCTAAGGAAATTTTAGACGCATCTGTTGCATCTAAAAGAGGTGGCCAAGATCAAACTTCAAGACTTCCATCAAGCGTGGCTTATGGCACAAAAGATGTAGGTTCAATCGGTGACGATCCAACCAAAAATGATGATGATGCACCAGATTACACTAAAGGTACACCAACAGCAACTCCTCCAGGAGCAACACCTCCTGTGGGTTCAGAGCCAATGAAGAAACTAGCATCACAACCACAAGAAACAATGGGTCGTGGTGATCTAAGAACAATTCAGCAATCAGATGCTACAGATATGGCTAACATTCGTGACCGTATCGCTGGTAAATTGGCACCACAAACAATGCCTATGAATCCAGGCGCTACATTCCAATCATATCATGAAGGCATTGATATGTCTGACGATGTTGCTGCTCTATTAGAAGGTGAGAACCTATCTGAAGAATTCAGAAACAAAGCAACAACTATTTTTGAAGCTGCTGTTCTATCAAGAGTAGAAACTATTGTTGAGTCAATGGAAACTAATTTGACAGAAGAATTCCAAGTTGCTGTTGAACAAATCAAGGAAGACTTAGCAGAAAAACTGGATGAATATTTGAATTATATGGTTGAAGAATGGATGCAACAAAATGAACTAGCAGTCGAAAGAGGTCTACGTGCCGAAATCGTTGAAGAATTCATTGGTAAACTGCGTAATCTATTCGTAGAATCATACATTGATATTCCAGAAGAAAAAGTTGACGCTGTAGAAGAATTAGTTGGTCGTGTTGAAGAACTAGAAGACGCTCTAAACGAAGAAATTCAAAAGAACGTTGAGTTCACAAAAGCGATTAACGAACACAGAAAAATGGAGGCTATCCACGCAGCTTGTGAAGGCCTTACACAGACTCAAGTAGAAAAAGTCAAAGCACTCGCAGAGAGTCTTGAATTTACTACTGAAGAAGATTTCGGAGAGAAACTAGAGACAATCAAGGAATCATATTTCCCAAGTCAAGTTAAAGCTGCCGAATCGTCTGATCTGAATGAAGAAATTCAAATTGATGATGAAGAT